AGCCACGTCAATAGATACGGTTTCTGGCGTAAGTAGCTGTGCAGCAGAAAGCTTAAACTGTGAAAAGTCTGAAAACAAAAGCAAGCTTTCATTGAATGGTACAGCATGACGCAGAATAGAAACTTGGTTGTTGGAAACAGCAACATCAATAGGTGCGCTGTCTACAAGAGTTAGTGCAGTTCTGCTAAAGAAATTAAAGTATTCTCCAGCTTCACTAAATATAACATTTTCATCTGCAAGAAATCCTAAACGGTTTCTATGAAAGAATACGTCATTTATTTTATTACCTATAAAAGACGGAAATGGATTAGTATTATCATCTCCTACTTTACGAGGTTCATAAGTTTGTTGTCCAAACGTATAATTAGTGCCATCATATATAAGAGTATGAGGCATTGTACTTTCATCGTTGTTTATTTCAATGTCTGGTTTTACAGTTTCTTTCCAAACACCAAGTCCGTTTGTTACGTTTCTTGTAAATTTTACATAATAATCATCTTGACCTTTTTCATTATCACCAGAAATACTGATAACAAAATCTAAAGGAGCTTCAGTAGGAAGCTTTTTAAAGTCAGGTGTTTCACCTTTAAATACTCTTAAATGTTCTCCACCTCTACTATCAGATACTTCAATAGTAAAATCATCATTAGGAGTATTACCACTAACATGAATTACATTACCATAAGATACAAAAGTAAGACCTGATATAGCAGCACCACCTATTGCACTTCCATAGAATGTAGCATTAGTTGTAGCGTCATATCTAAGGTTTTCAGCAATTCTATCAGTTTGGATAGACAGTTCAGCGTTTTGTGATAAACTATTACTACTTTGTACAGAAGCCATTGTAGTAATTGAACGAGTGTAGGTTACACCACCTTTAATAATTTTAACGGTATATGTTGTAGAATAG